CGAGAAGATTTGGGACCAGCTTTTACAGTTTCACGCACTATAATAGTTGGACCACGCTGTTTTGTTTTGCCTGCGGCGGCTAAACGAACAGAGCTTTGTTTTTTGGCACGAGCAGCGGCCTTTTGAGCTTTTGTTTTTGCCATTTTAGTAGTAGTTTTAAAAGAGAACGTTAAATAGAGAAATTTATAAGAGAGACTTGTATATTTATGTATAAGTAAGGGAAGGGAAATAAAATTTATTGATGAGATAAATCAGTCAATAGTATTACGTAGATAACTACAACTATTGGGCATGACCATGTACATTCACCAAATCTTTGCCACTAAACAACTTCCATAAATCCATGTCAGTATTATAATTTTTCCAAGCATTAAGAGTTTCTAATGTAGTATCATTAGCAGTTTTAACACGTAAATATTCTATCAAACCGAGAAACCAATCCCGGCAACCTTCACATGCAAATGTTTCATTTCTGAGACCACAGGCACGAATGATGGTATTTTGGATCGTATGATCCTCATTGTAGATTAACATATTAGTCCGCATACGTTCACAGTCTATAACCGGAAAATACATAGCATAACCTAATTTTGGAACATCACATAATTGGAAACCATGTCCTAAAAATGTGCATTCACTATTTTGACGAAATTTGTCCGATGCGAAATGGTATTCCATATCGAGCTTGGTCATATTCTGTTTTATTGTTTGAGTATTGAATAAATGTTGGATAGAGGGATCAACAGAAATGTTGATATCATCACCACAAATACACATAACTAAAAATTTGTGAAACTGATCGTAGGTATGGTACTCTTCAGGCATAATTAAATGCCAAAGCACGGCCATATCCATGAAATTCTTGAACGTATTATCTGGAGTTGTACACGCTTGACCACTAGGGTTACCAGAAGCGCGACCATAAACACCACCATCGACATTAACGAGGGGAGAATGGCATAATTCATAATACAGATGTTTCAGACGATTTTTGTTTTCAGGGGTACGAAACTCCTTACTAAGCATTTTAAATCTAAAATTTCTAATTTTTTTCATACAATAATAGCGAAAACGACCATCGAACTTCTTTCCATCTAGTTCAATAGTATCACTACCACTACCAAATTTGGACATCTTTACGTTTAAACGATGAAAACCTCCTTGCAGGATGTTAATACCGAGTGCGCTTGAATGCTCAAGATTGGATTTTATTAATTTGTTGTTTTGATGAAGCGTAAGCATGCAGTGAGCTACCACATGATTAACATCCATAGCAATGATTGTACGAACTTCGCCATTCTCAACCTGTTCAATGGGTCGAACCGCCTCTTTAATGCTAACAGAGCATAAACTACGAATATAGTTAGGAGTGGCTAAAAGATCATAATATTTCACAAAGAAGTCTGTATCTTCTGAGTTCCAATAATCAAATTTAAAAGGATATTTATACGTCCAAGGTAAACCTGGCGACTTATCTGGTTTTAACCACTCAGTCACTTCGTCATAGGACAACAATTTAGAATTACATAGTTGAGCACCAAACTCCTTTTCTAACCAATCACCAGCTATATCATAATAGCCGCGAATTAACGGTGTGAAAGGATCAGGAATTCGATCATACCTTTTTAAAGAGGTACAAGCTAAAGCTAA